ATAAAATCATTCAATTCATTCATTGATATGTATCCGCCAGTTGGAGTACCCGCAGTGTATCCAGCAGTGATAAAACTATTTGTCATAACACCGTTTTCAACAACAAAAGAAACAGGAGAATTTGAAAAATTTTCCAAATACACATTATTTAATACAAATCCAGTTAATAAAGGAGATGTTATTGGATTCCACTCATTATTTGTTTTTCTAAGAATTCTATAGCCACTCGCTTGAGTAATTCCCTTATTTAAAACTTTGAGCTTATTAATCTCATAATCAACATCCGCAACATAGGCAAAATTATTTGTAGTGTTAAATTGAGCTGAATATGCACCCGGAGAATATTGAACAATTAAATCTCCAGGCTCGACATAAGCAGCAGTTTGTCCTCCTGTTGCCGTAAAGTTTGCCGAAGGAGACATCAATGATTTAAATATAGTATATTCATTTTCTGTTTGCTCCGTCGTTGGGGGCAATTCAATAAATGGATTTAAAATATCGCTGGTATAGAGAGGAATATAATAGGTGGAAGATTTGTCAAAAATTCTTAAGGAAAATGTATCCAACAATTCATCATCTTCTATTTTTTCTGCATAAAATGATGAATTGATTTGAGAAAAATCATAATCGTTGTTGAATAATAATATTGTTCTTTCAACACCATCAAAATCATAAGAAATTTTGGAATAATTTTTGAACATATTATGGTTGTATATTTAAATATTCTGATTTACTATAAACAAATCCACCAGGTCCTATAGCACCAGTTTCAAATTCTTTAAATAAAACAGATATTGCTGTTGCTATTGGTTGACCATCTGTGAAGTAAGTTACTCGTTTAGAATCTAATGGAACTTTATTTACTGAAATGGATGCTAAAACGCAAGGCATGGGATCTCCCAACCAATTTCTCGTCAGTGCTGGTACTTCTCCTTCCGTATTAGCAATATACAATGCCCAAATAGGAGGAGGATAAATTCTTTCTGGTAAATCTGCATAGATAGGATAAGAAGCCTCTCTAAACGCATTTGCTATTGCCGATATCTGTTGAGCATCGCACTCATTTTTAGGAATTAGCAGCCATCCAAATTCAAATTCTCTTCTAGCTTCTGATTTTAGAGATAATTCTGTAATGTTTGAATACATTTGTTGACTAGTAGTAGAACTAATATTACTAAAATAAGTAAGCATCGGATCGACAAAAACTCTTCGAAGTAGATTGATATCTCCTCCGCTGTTTAATGCGCCAGCTGCTGTAAGCATAGGGCCGACAGGATTTGCTTCTTCGCTATATCCATGCGCGGTTTGTACTACCAATTCTCCAGGTATAGGCAAATAAATATTAAGATATGGACCCTCCTTTATCCAGGATCTAGTTCTTTCATTAGCTCTTACACTATATGGTTTGGCACAAAATCCAATAACATAACCTTGCTCCTGATCATATTGCTGCGTTATTGGATATTTGAGGTTTTCTATATCAATGTCTTGGCACATTTTTTATTCCGTTATATATATTTCGTGCCGTATAAAACAAAATTTTTACCAGAGCACACAGAAAAATATGTCGGAAATTCATCAAAAATTTTATGCAAATCCCTTTGGGAGAGAAAAATGTGCAAATATTTTGATGATAACGACTCAGTTATAAATTGGTGTTATGAATGTTTAAAAATACCTTATCTATCTCCAGTAGATGGAAAGGTCCATATGTATTTTCCCGATTTTGTTGTCAAATTAAAGGATAAAACCGGGACAGAAAAGACATGGATTGTTGAAGTAAAACCATACAAACAAACCATGCTTCCAAAAAATAAAAAAGCAAAATCATATAAAGATGATACTGCTAGATATTTGATAAATGAATCAAAATGGAAAGCTGCCAAAAAATTATGTGATGATAATAAGTGGGAATTTAAACTTCTAACAGAAAAGAACATATTTAAATGACACCTAATGAAATCATACAAAGAATAGCAAACCATAATGGAATTCAGAGAAAAAATAAGTTCTCTGTTACATTTCAGACCACATGCTTAGGTGATGAAATTTCCTCTGAAGGAGATGATTTAGAATCTATTCCTGCAATCTATATGAACATAGGCCAGAGAGGAGTCGAATTAACTCCAGACAGAATGACTGGTCCTGGTATCGGTAGAAATATACCAACTAACCCTACCTTCGAAAGCGATAAAGGTTTACTATTACGCTTCCCAATAGAACAAGATTGGAAAACATATAAAACTGTAAACGATTGGATTGGTAAATTAGCACCGATTAATGAATTTGATTCAGAATTAGTTACTGCCGCAAATTATTACGACGATTGTGCAAAAAACGGCATAGTAACCGTAGTAGCAGAAACATATAATGGCAGCGCAGCATGCAAATTTACCTTTAATGAAGCATTTCCTGCTCTAATTTTACCCTTGGATTTTGATGCAGAAGTTAATAGCGGAAATTCGACCTTTGATGTAATTTTTAATTTTAGAACATATACCATAACTTTACCATGATTTTTAAAAGAAAATATCCAACATATTCCTGTGTATTACCAAGTAAAGATAAAGAAGTTTTCTTTAGACCTTTTTTAGTGTCAGATGAAAAATCTTTACTCTTAATTAAAGAAGAAAAAAATACAAGAATAATCTTTAAAGCTATTCTTGAATTAATAGAAGATTGCTTTAAAGATATTGATCCTCAAGAACTAACTCTTCAGGATATGGAATATCTTTTCTGCAATCTAAGATCTAAGTCTGTTGGAGAAATGGTAAAGATATCATTTACATGTCCTACAACACAAGAAAAAATAGAGTCTCGTATAGATCTTTCTAAATTAAGTGTTGTGAAGGGAATAAAAGAAAAAGAAATAAAATTAGATGATTCGACCAAAATAATTTTAAAAGAACCAAAGATCAGTAAAATCATAGATCTATCGGGTGATTTCGATACCAAACATTTCTTAAAAGCATCCATAGCTAAAGTTTATATGGACGAAAATGTATTTAATTCTGATGATATTTCTGAACAAGACATGACTTCTTTATTGTCAAATTTGACAATTTCCGAATATGAAAAGATAAAATCATTTGTAACTGATTTACCAAAAATAACAGCTGTTGTAAAGTATAATACAAGTGATGGTACTGAAAGAACTATGAAACTGGAGGGAATACTGAATTTTTTTACACATGCCTGACTTATACTAATGTTGTGTCTTATTACAAGATAAATCATTTTTTAAGTGCAGGCGCAAATATAGGAATAAGCGAGATAGAAGCTTTAATGCCTTGGGAAAAAGAAGTATATTTACTTCAACACAAAATTTGGTTAGAAGAACAAGAAAAGAAATCAAATGAAAAACGAAAAGCCGCAAATAAACTATACTAACTTTGATTTTTTTAATATTGATTCTTTAGTTCCAGAACCAATGACATCTGGAGTCGATGCGTATTCTAATCTATTAGACGAATCGCAGAATTATGTCGAGGAAGACAATTCCCAAATCATATCCGAAGCTGAAGATATAACTCTTCAAATACCAGAAACTACGGTAACAAATACTCTGTTACCTCCACTAGAGGACATCGATAACAGTCTACCTCTTACTCCGAGAAATATCGATAACAGTCTACCTCTTACTCCGAGAAATATCGATAACAGTCTACCTCTTACTCCGAGAAATATCGATAACAGTTTACCTTCTACTCCAGAAGATGTTACTAATATTTTACCTACTGCTGAAAATTCTGATGTTTTAAGCGTAAATGATCTTTTACCTCCAGTAGAAAATAATCAATATGAGCAATCAACAACTGAAGAATTGCTACCAGAATTAATTATTGAAAATACAGACAATGTAAATACATTACAAGATTTTAACCTAGATGCCCCCGGTTACGAAAATACAATTAGAACAGAAGATTTGATTACTCAGGAGCCAGTAGTTCAAGACGAACAAGTAAGAATTGATGAGTTGATCAATGAAAGCACTGAGATAATTTACAATAAAAAATCGTCTTTAGATAAAAAAATAGAAACTCTTGAACAAAATATATCATCATTTCAATCCATGATGAATCCCCAAAAAGGACCAATTATTACACCAACTCAATCTATAATGAAGTCTAGAGATACAGTGATTAATATTAATCCTGGATACGCAGACGATCTTATGACATTCTTTAGAAAAATAAATGGCCCCCCAAAATGGAGGGCCATGACGAATTGACTATTTAAGTTGTTTAGTCTTCCTTAGCCAGCCGCTTGAAGTACTCAAGCGCATCTTCGTCCTCGTCAGGCTTGGGGGCCTTACGAGCAGGAGCAGCCTCAACTTCATCCTCATCTTCCGCTCTCTTTGCGGCAGGGGCAACGCTGCGAATGTCACCACCGAGAACATCATTGAGCTTCTTCTTGAGTTCGTCATACGACTTAAACTCGACCGGAGCAACAAAATCCTGAAGCTTGTGTAGCGTCTTCCAGAGCTTTTCCAGCTTCTCGTCATCACCCTTGTAGAGTTCGCTAGGACCGTCAAACTCAGACTTGTCGTAGTTGGTGTAACCAGCAACCTTACGGATCTTTAGCTTGAAGTTAGCACCCTTCCAGAAGTCGAATGGATTGATGGCTTCCTCGTCCTTGAACTGAGGCTGCATGGCCTCCTGGACCTTCTGGAAGATCTTGGTCCCGTACTTGAAGAGGAACACCTTACCTTCGTTCTGGGGGTTGGAGGGGTCGCTAACGACCAGAATGTTGCTGATGTAGGTCAGCTTACGCTTGCGGGTACGGGCAAGATCCTTATCCTTCTCAACTCCGCTATTCCAGAGTTCGCTATTGGCTTCGCAGATCGGACACTTCTGGCCAATGGTGGTTGGGCAGTTATCGATCAGCCAGCCACCCTTGCCCTGAAAGCCGTGTGAGTAGACCTTGGCCCACGGAACATCCTCTCCCTCGCAGGCAGGCAGGAAGCGAATGACGGCATAGCCATTGCCAGCCTTGTCAACTTCCGGTCGCCAGAACCGATCATCCTTGTAATCGGCAGTCTTGTTTAGGTCTTCGATCTTCTTGGT